CTGGAAGTTATCGCAAAAGGTACGGAAAGCCTGATGCGTAATGAAATCCGCAGTCAGCGTCTGCTACAGTTTATGCAGATGACGCAGAACCAACAGATGGCTCCATTTGTTAAATACGACTACGTTCTGCGTGAGTTGGCAGCGTCGATGGACTTGGATGAAGACAAGATCCTAAACGATCAACGTGAGGCCATTATACAGGCTAAGATGATGGCAGAGATCCAAGCGATGATGCCACAGCCTGAAGGCCCGCCAGCACCCGCAGAAGGTGGCCCACCCAACCCAGAAGATCCCACAGGTACAGGCGGCGGTAATATAGCCCCAGGAGCGGCCCCAGAGCCAGGAGCAGAAGGCTTCACAGGCGAAGGTGGTGGTGACAACGGTGGACAGCAAGCAGCACCGCCTAACGCAGCACCACAGGGGCAAGTACAATAATGGATAAACAGTTCTGCAAATCAATGCTCCTGTTGGTGAACACTCCCACCTACATGGATCTGTTGCATGAGTATGTCTCTGTACGGATAGCAGCTTATCACCAGCAACTGGAAAACACGAAGGATCATCAGCGTGTCTTAGAAATACAGGGCGCTATTGCTGAACTCCGTAGGTTTAAGACGTTGCGAGATGAAATGATTAAGGGTGCAGAATAGTGGCAAGCATTAGTAAGGTAAAAGGCGTTAAGACCCGCAACGGTAAGCCTATATGGGTGGATGAACTTAATTATGGCGAAGAGTATTCTGAGAAGACCGAAAGCTATGATTACGGCGATGGATATCTAGTTACACCCACTATCAATCCTGAAACAGGTGACCGTTACGACATAGATACGTTGATGGATCATTATAAAGAAAACGGCCCCTATGACCTTTATACGGGGGAAAAGTTACCTGTTTTTGACTCTATAAAAGACGCTGATGAATATTCAAAGTGGCGTTCTGATAATTTATTGAATTTCGATTTGTCAGACCAAGAATTTTATACAGGTGAAAGCGGGTATTATTCCAAGCAAGACGGGTCAGAGGAAACTTGGGATGACCGAAAGCAGGACGCTATCGATACCTTAGCAAACGCACGGGATGGTGTTTATGGCTTCTTAGGTATCCCCCTAGATGACGATGAAGAACCCGAAATGGCGCTGGGCGGTCTAGCAGTATCCCGCAAAGGTATTAAAACTCAGGAAGGCTTAGATATGGCTAATAATAGATTTCAACTAGATCAGAAAAAAGCCGACTTGGATAAAGACGGTAAGCTTAGTGATTACGAAGAAGCCCGTGGAGAGGCTGTTCAGAAAGCTAACGTGGATGATCCAGAGAACGATGAAAAGATGCAGATGTATCACGGTGGAATGCCATGCGATTGCGGCGGTGACTGTGATGGTTCCTGCGGCGGCATGATGTCTGACCCCGTGTCAGGTAACCCTATTCCCGTTGGTTCCAGCGCAGAGAATGTACGGGATGATATCGAAGCGATGATTAGCGAAGGTGAATACGTTCTACCCGCTAACGTGGTCAAATGGCATGGACTTAAACATATCATGGATATGCAAGCAGAGGCTGAAATGGGCCTCATGGGCATGTTTGATATGGGTCTTATTCAATACGCAGGTGAAGAGGAAGCTGAAGAGCCTGAAGAGGTTACTGAGGCAGAAGACGATATTCCTGAAGAGGATGTCGATATCGAAGTCGCCGCCGTAGAGGTGGATGACATGATGGATGATGATGAGGAAGTCGAGGAGGTCTACCCCACTACATCCAAACTACCAGGCATGATCAAAAAACAAAAAATGGTGATCATGTCCTAACGGGCTACCCGCCAAAGAGCGGCCCCCAATGAGGCAAAAATGGCAAAATATAGACGTGTAGAAGAAGACGATAACGGTCTTACATATTCGGAAGAATTAGCACAACAGCAACAGGCACAAGCAGGTGGCCCAGAGCCAACTGATGCTGAAGATGCTACCTACAAAAAACGGTATGGTGATCTTCGTCGGCACTCTCATCAACTCCTGCAACAGAAAGATCAAGAAGTTGCACAGATGAAGGCGCAGCTTGAAAAAGCGGCAAAGGGCCAGATCCGATTTCCTAAGACGGATGAAGAGATTGATCAGTGGTCTAAGAAGTACCCAGATGTTGCAAAGATCGTGGACAGCATAGCCCAAAAACGTGCTGGCGAAGCGTTGGCTGAAGGTGAAAAGCGGATGGCTGGATTACGTCAGCTTGAAACTAAACTTACCCGAAAAGAAGCAGAGCAACAGCTTGTACAGCTTCATCCAGACTTTAATCAGATTAGGCAAGATCCATCCTTCCATGAATGGGTTTCTATGCAGCCAAAGTATATTCAGGATGCCTTATATAAGAATAACACCAATGCAAATGAAGCAGCCCGTGCTATTGACTTATATAAAGCCGATACAGGCAAGCGTAAGACTAAGAGCAGGTCGGCTGCACAGGCAGTAGGACGTACCTCTAGTTCTACACCTAGTACCAACCAACGTGCTGCATTTTCTGAAAGTCAAATTGAGTCCATGACAGACTCAGAGTTTTCTAAAAACGAAGAGGCTATTAAAGAAGCGGTTCGTACAGGAAGCTTTAACTATGATTTAACAGGCGCAGCTAGATAGCTTGCAATGTAAATAGTTAAGTGCTATAATAAACGTGAGTAGCAGGACAATAACTGCTACCCACAACTCTTTGAAGATACGTTTGTAAGTAGACATATCTTCTGAGAGTTGACCTCTCAAATCACAGAATAGAGCCACCACACGGTCTACCTCTAGTTCTGCCTATTCCCAAGAATTCTGACGTTTAGTCCACCAGTGTGGTGAGGCCCGTCTGCTTGTTAGCTGCAACTAATTAGGCACTCGCACCCTCATATATCACTGCCACCAAATTGTCCTCTTCGGGGTTTGTTCGGGCGTTTCGCCCTGCCATTCCAAAAGGAGTACATCTAATGGCATTCGCAAAAGCATCAGGTTATACCAACCTGAACACAGGCGGCTTCTCGCCGATCCTTTACAGCAAAAAAGCCCAGCTTGCTTTCCGCAAAAGTTCAGTGGTGGAAGCTGTAACTAATACTGATTACAGTGGTGAGATTGCCTCACACGGTGACTCAGTGAAAATTATCCGTGAGCCTTCGATCACTATCAACGCTCTTGAGCGGGGTACAGCGTTGGCAACACAGGATCTTACAGATACCGATTTCACGATGGTTGTAGATAAAGCCAATTATTTCCAATTTACTTTGGCAGATATCGAACAGGCGCATTCGCATATTAATTTCATGGACTTAGCATCTGATCGTGCTGGTTATGATCTTCGTGATGCGTTTGATGCGGAAGTTTTGGGTTACATGTCTGGATGGAAAACACCAGGCGCATGGGCACGAAATACAACCACATCTGGCACGGTAGCAAACACCAATGCTGGTACGGACGAATTGCTTGCTGCAAACAAATTGGATATCACTGATTTCGGTGGTTCTGACTTGGGTGTGGCAGGAGAAGTAACATCTATTCCAATCGCCGCTGGCGGTGGAGCAGGTGGTATCACTTCACCACTGGCAATCCTGAACCGTATTAACCGTCTGATGGATCAGGCCAATGTTGCGACTGATGGTCGTTACTGTGTCATCGATCCAGTGATGGCAGAAGTCTTGATGGATGAGGATTCAAAACTCATCAATGCAGACTTTGGTGGTTCTTCAGAGATCCGCAACGGTCAGCTTCCAGCTAAGATCCGTAACTTCACTATCTATGTATCTAACAACTTGCCTTACCTAGGCAATGGTGCAGGTACAGCCCTTTCAACAGGATCAGAGACTAACTTCTCTGTGATGGTTGCAGGTCACGATAGTGCGGTAGCAGTAGCCGACCAAATCGCTAAAGTGGAGACATTCCGCTCTCCTACTACATTTAGTGATATTGTTCGGGGTATGCAACTATACGGCAGAAAAGTTCTTCGCCCAGAGGCGTTGTTCACTGCTAACTATAACCTAGCATAAACTTACTTAGGGGGGCAGGTCAAGTACCTGCCTCTCACTTTATTAAGGTTAACTTATGCCCACTACTTATATCGATCTTTGTAACCAAACCCTTCGCCGCTTAAATGAGGTGGAGATTGCGGAAGCTGACTTTAGTTCAGCCCGTGGCGTTCAGGCACTTGTTAAAGACGCCGTTAAAGCAGCGGTAGCTAAGATCAATCAGGCAGAGTTTGGTTGGCCTTTTAATGCTGCGGAAGAAACTGATACTTTAATTGTAGGGCAAACAGAATATACTTGGCCTCAGTATTTTAAAGTAGCTGATTGGAACAGCTTCCAAATTCAAGCTAACGATAATCTAGGTGCAGGGTATAAAACTCTTAAATTCATCGAACAGGATGAATGGTACTCTGATCATCGTGATGCCGACTATACGGCGGGAGTTACAGGCAGAGATATGCCTGAGTATATATTTCCTGCTCATGGTAACGGCTATGGGGTTAGCCCTTCACCCAACAAAGCGTATACCTTAAAGTTTCGCTATTTTATGAATTACTCTGACATCACAAATGCAACTGATGTCACCCGTATACCAGAAAGCTACGACACCGTTTTAATCGATGGTGCGCTTTATCACATGTACATGTTTAAAGATAACATGGAGTCTGCCCAAGCTGCCTTTATATCGTTTGAAAAAGGCATCAAGGATCTCCAGACCCTCTACATAAATAACAATGTCTCTATCAGAGATACTAGGATCAAATTCTAGATGCCCGACCAAATACAGTCATTAAAAGTAATCTGTGGTGGTGGCCTGAACTCTAACGAAAATCATTTAGATCTTTCGGATAACAGTCCTGGCGCAGCTACCAGATTAGTTAATTACGAACCAGGCCTCTTCGGGGGCTATCGTCGTATTGAGGGCTATGATGATTTTGATAGCGACTACGGAGAAGTAACCGTAGCAGGTCAGACAACAGGTCAGGGTAAAGTGCTTGGCCTAGCTATTTTTAAAGATGATGTAACTAATTCCACTAAGATTATTGCAGCACGGCAAGATGCTGGCGGCACAGATTATAGCTTCTATTATTATACTGCCTACATTGGCTGGCGTAAGTTTACTCTAGACCATTCCGTTACCAGACCAATGACCCTCAACGGGCTTACGGTAAGCAAACTACGTCATGCCGTATTTAACTTTGGAACAGGCAATCATATTA